GCATTGAGGGCGTCAGCAGCCGGAACACCAAGGCTGAGATCGTCGCGGCCATCGAAGCCGCAGAACATTGACGGGAGGCGACGACATGGACATGGAACAGCTGCTCAGCGGTCTGAAGATCGACCTGAACATCCGGTCCGGAGCCTATGACGAACGCCTCCGGGACCGCCTCTGCGAGGCGCAGCAGCGCCTCGCGGCGGAGGGCATCACGCTGGAGGACACGACGGCCGACCGGGACCTGGTGATCATGTACGCCGGCTGGCTCTGGCGCAGCCGCATCGACGGCGCGCCGATGCCGCGGATGCTCACCGTCGCCCGGAATAACCGCCTGTTCGGCCAGAAAGCCAGGACGGAGGCGAGCGCGACATGAGCCCGAACTCCATGCTGCACACGCCCTGGAGCGATGAGATCACGCTGATCTGGTGCGAGAGCACGCAGGCCGCCTCCGGCTTTGAGGGCACGATCGAACACCGCAGCACTCCCCCGCTGCTCTGCGACTGGGAGGACGGCGTGAGTCAGTCGGAGTTCTACCAGAGCATGAAGGCGGGCGTGCAGGCCAGCGCGCAGGCGGAGGTCAGCACGGTGGACTACCTGGACTTCTGGCCGGCCGGATATTCCGGCTACCGCCTGGCGGAAATCAACGGGCGGCGCTACCGGATCGTCCGGAGCTTCCCCCAGACCTTTGACAGCCTGACGCTGATCCTCACGGAGGTGATCCGATGAGCGAGACGACGCTGCAGGAGGCCTGCGTGGCCGAAGCGATCCAGGCGGCGCTCACGCCCCTCTTCCCCGGTGCGGTGTTCCCGCATGTGTACAAAGGCCCCCTGACCGAGTACATCGTCTGGAACTACAACGTGGTGGGCGAGGTGTGGGCGGAAGACGTGCCACACGCCGCGCGTTACCTCGTGCAGGTGCACTTTTACCTTCCGCACGGGAAAGACCCCAGGGGGGCCATTCTGGCGGCCACACGGGCCCTCTTCGATCAGGGCTTCACCTGGCCCATCCCGACGGACGCCACGGACAGCGACGGACAGCACTGGGTGCTGGAGTGCGAATGGACGGACGGGGGTGCGTTCTATGGCTACGCTTGAGCTGTACGGGTTCGACGGGCTGCAGGACGCGATGGAACGCATCGGGGAGATCCCATTCGATGTGACCTCCGAGGCCCTCAACGGGATGGCCGAGGTGGCCATGGACAAGATCCGCAGCACCGGCGAGAGCATGGGCGTCCGGGATCCGGAGAGCAGCACGCACATCCTGGACAAGCTCAAAAAGGCCAGCAAGGCCAAGAAGACCGACTCCGGCGGCTATCTGAACATCAGCTTCAGCGGCAGCCGGAAGCGCGGCAAGACGACAACCCGGAACGCGGAGATCGCGTTTGTGAATGAATACGGGAAACGGGGCCAGCCGGCCCGCCCGTTTATCGGCACGGCGATGAGCCGGAGCGAGGATGAGATCACAGCCCCGGCCGAGAAGGTCATCGGAGACTGGATCGAACAAGAATTTTCCAGAGAATAAGGAGGAAACACCATGCCTCAATTTGGACTTCGCGGCATGAAAATCGCGAAATATGCCGTAAGCAACGGCGCCGTCGTCTATTCGGAGCTGCAGACCGTGGGCGCCGCCATGCAGGCGAATATTGAACTGCGCCGCGCAGAGGCCAGACTCTACGCCGACGACGGCCTCGCCGAGTACATGACCTCCGCCACCGGCGGCACGATCAGCCTCGGCGTGAAGTACATTCCGGACGAAGCGCAGAAGCTCATGTTCGGCCTGACCGATCAGACGCGCAGCGTAACCCCGCAGGGCGGCAGCACGACCTCCGTCGCGGGCCTCGGCGTCAGCGCGAAGAGCGAGGGCAACTACGTCGGCGTCGCCTTCTACTGCCCCGCCCTGAAGGACAGCGCCAAGAAGTTCTGGTGCTGCAGGATCGTGAAGGCCATGTTCGGCCCGCCGAGCATGAGCCTGCAGACCAAGGGCGAGAACATCGTCTTCAACACCCCGACCACGACCGGCGAGATGCTCATGAGCGACGCCGACGACGGCCTGCTCTATGAGTCCGCGTATGTGGACAGCGAAGCGGTCGCCAAAGCCTGGGTCGACGCGTCCCTGACCACCGCATGAGCCTGAAACTGGAGAAGGTCCCCTTCGAGTTTGAGGGGAAGACCTACATGCTGCGCTGCAACATGGCCGTCCTGGAAGAGATCCAGGACGCGCACGGCGGCGATCTGAACGAAGCGCTGGACCCGGACCACGCCATCAAGGGCGCGACAGAGTTCCTCACCGCGATGCTCAACGACTACGCGGACGAACAGGGATGGCCGGAACGCTATACCCGGAAACAGGTGACGCGGAAGCTGTCCTTCGGTGAGCTCGCGAACGGACTGACCGCCCAGATCATGGGCATGGTCATCCGGTCGATGGCCGTGCCGGGCAAAGACGCACAGAATCCGGAGCCGGAGACGCCGGACGACATTCCGCCCGAGAACTCGGGAAACTGACCGACCGGGCAGGCCGATCCGACGGGATCGACTTCGCCCGGTTTCTCTCTATCTGGCTTTTCGATTGCCATGAGCCGGAAGAACTCTTCTGGCGGACGATGAACCCGGCCAGGCTCTTCCGGCTGTACGACGCCAGATTTCCAAACGGCGTGCCCAACGGTGTCCGCAGCGGACACCGGTCCGGGTACCCGGCGCAGGCGGCGGCCCTTCCGGGCGGGACCCGGTATGTGGACCTGTCCCCCAGGCCGGACAATGAGGACGACGGGGCGCGCCTCGCAGCCTATTTCCTCGGAGGTGAATGATTATGCCAAGTACGACCAGACGGGTCGGCGCGCGCGTCGAGCTGGACGGCGAAAAAGAATATAAACAGGCGCTCAGCGAGCTTAACACCGGCAACAAGACCCTCGCCTCGGAGATGCGGAAGCTGCAGGCGGAGTACAAAGGCAACACCGAGAGCACCGAGTACCTGACCAAGGCCGGAGAACTTCTCGAACGCCAGCTCCTGCAGCAGCAGGACAAGGTCCAGAAACTCCGGGAGGCGGTCGCCCATGCTGCGGAGCAGTACGGCGAGGCCGACAGCCGGACACAGAGCTATGTCCGGCAGCTGAACAACGCGGAGGCGGAAGAGTTCAATCTCCAGCACGCCATCGAAGAAAACACCAAGTCTCTGGATGGCCAGGGCGAGGAGATGCTCGGCCTCGGGGACACGGTGGAGAAACTGGCCGACAAGCTCGGGATCCGAATTCCGGAGGGAGCAAAAAGCGCCCTAAACGGGATGGAAGGGCTCTCCACTGGAGCCGTGGCCGCCATGACCGCGGCAGCCGCCGCGATCGCCGCGGTGATCAAGGTCGTTCAGGAACTCGGCAAGATAACACTTGAAGTTGCTGCCCAAGTAGATGAGTACATCACGGAGAGCGCGATCACCGGCGTCCCGACCGAGATGCTCCAGGCGTGGGACTACGCCGCGCCACTGATCGACACAGACGCGGAGACCATCAAGGGTGCCATGACCAAGATCACCCAGGCCATGGGCGACGCCGCCGGCGGCAGCGAGGACGCACAAGCAAAGTTCGCGGCGCTGGGTGTCAGCATCGTCAATGAGGCCGACGGCAGTCTCCGGAGCGCGGAGGAGGTCTTCTATGACGTGGTGGACGCCCTCGGCGAAATGGACGCAGGCGCGCAGCGCGACGCCGCCGCCATGGATCTCATGGGCAAGAGCGCTCAGGAACTGAACCCCCTGATCAACGCAGGGAGTCAGGCCCTGAAGGACTACGGCGAAGAGGCGGAGGCCGCCGGCTACATCCTGGACGAATACCAGATCGCCCGTCTCGGAGCGGTTGACGATGCCTACCAGAAGCTGCAGCTGACGATTGAGGCTAACAAGAAACAGCTGGCCTCAGACTTCGCGCCGGCTGCGAAGGCTGCCATGGAACTGTTCTCCGACGTGGTCAAAAAAGCCGGCGAGATGCTGGAGAGGTCCGGGCTGATCACCAACCTCGCGAGCATCATCGAGAGCCTGGTGGATATTCTCCGGACCGGCGGCGAGATCCTGACCGGCATCCCGGGGTTTAACTCTGCGCTGGACGCGCTCAGAGTTACCCTCGGCGCCGTGGCACAATTCGTGGCCGTGATCGCCGACGGTGCGAGCGCCGTCAAAAGCCTGCTCTCTCTGGACTTCAAAGGCTTTACGAACGCGCTCGGCTTCGGTTACGGCAGCGGCAATGCGAACAACTACCAGCGAACCAGAATGCAGCAGGCCGGGACCTGGGATCAGTACGCGAGCTTCTACGGCCGGAACGCAGGCGGCACTGATAACTGGCGCGGCGGCCTGACATGGGTCGGCGAAGCAGGTCCGGAACTGGTAAGACTGCCGCAAGGTTCGCAGATTATGACGGCCCAGGAGAGCCAACAGATGATCCAGCCCATCGAGGTGTACGTCACGATCGACGCGAAAAACGTGCGCGAGTTTAACGACATCGTCCGGATGGCCCAGACCGCCGCAGTGGATTCTATGATGGGGTGATGAAATGGCACAACAGAGCATAAAACTATACGCCACGAAATGGGCTCTTGTGGACAGCGCCACGCCATCCACCGTGGTGGATATATCGTCGGTCAATTACGCCCGTGCGACAGTGGCGTCGCGGTGGCTGTTTGTCGGGTTTGATCAGTTCCCTGCTGCACTCGGCAACAAGAGGATCTACTACAGCCGCGGATACTTCTGTGCGGATTCCTACAACAACCTGCAGGTTCCGACCGCAGACTTTGACCCGGCGACGCTTACATGGGCCAACAAGCCGAACAACAAACTGCTCCTGTTTCGTGCAGGAGGCTCAGGCTCGAGTATCATTGACAGGACCTACGACACCATTGTTACCTCAGTCACCGCAATTTCCAAATCAACGGCAGTGTTCTGCTCAATCGGTGCCGGTTTTTTCGTTTCTAATGATTCAAACAGATCCTCGAGTATCAAACTGCGCACGATGGCCGATGGGGCGAGCGTGCCATACATTGAGGTCTGGTACGACGACGAAATTATCGTCAACAGTCAGATCGAGGCTCTTTTCGGCTCCAGCGCATCACCGGCAGACGGTTCCGTGCAGAATCCCGCAGCAATTATAAACTTCTTCTGGCGTTATAACCCCGTCGGAGATTATTCCAGGGCTGCCGACTTCGTCCAGGATAACGCGGTACTCTTCTGGCGGAAAGCCGGGGAGAACGCATGGAACCAGTTCACCGTCAGCGATGACACGCTGATGGCAGCAGTGCCCGCGTACACATTCCCCGGCGGCGCGACGATTGAATGGAAAGTCCGCGGGACGGACACGGACGGAACAACGACAGAAACGCCGGTCTACACCTTCACGACCCCAGCCTCACAGATCAAGGCGACCGTCTACCCATCCGGGAAAAGCGTCGATCCACGGAACGCGCTGATCTTCGAGTGGGTCTATCAGAGCAGCGTGGGAGATTACGCACAGGACAGCACGACGATCCACTACCACCTGGTCGGATCCGAGTGGCAAACGTTCACGGTCACGGGATCCGTGCAGCGCGTTTCCGTCCCTGCAAACACATTCCCGACGGGCGGAACGGTCGAGTGGTATCTGGAAGGCACGGACGCCTGCGGAACGACCAGCTCCACCACCGTTACAAGTTTTAAGACGGTATCAACCCAGGTTACGCAGCAGGGCGGACCGACAGACGGTTACTGTGACCCGAGAAATGCGATCACCTTCGCCTGGTACCTGGCCAGCGATGTCGGAGACTATACCCAGGCATCGGCCAGCTTTTTCTGGCGCATCGCGGGCGCTTCGTCCTGGAACGAGATCACGGTCTCAGGAAACACGAAGAGCGTAACATTCCCGGCGAATACATTCCCCGTGGCTTCTACCATTGAGTGGTACATCACCGCAACCGACACAGGCGGGACGACGACCTCAACCGAGCATTTCAGCTTTTCGACCGCAGCCAGCATGATGGTCGCGACCTGCATCTCCCCGACCGGAACCGCGGAAGACGGCACGAAGCCGATCACGTTCCTCTGGCTGATACAGAACTCAGACGGCGCAGCTCCGACCAGGACCGTGCTGCAATGGAAAACGACCTATGAGAGCGCGCTGGAATGGCATACCATCCTCGACACGACGGAAAACGTCAACGAATACACAGCCCCGGCCGAGACGTTCCAGACAGGTCCGGTACAGTGGAGAGTCTACGCATACAACATCGACGACGTGCAGGGTGAGCCAAGCGAGTCATCGTTTATCTGTGTGATCGCCCCGCCGGCGCCTGCCGGGCTTGCCGCAACGCTCGTACCACTGACGACAATCTCCTGGCAGTCCACAGGACAGGAGGGCTATGAGCTCATCATAGACGGCGAAATTGTGGCGAAGGAGTACGGCCCAGCTGTCTACAGCTACAAAGTGAAGGAACCGCTGCAGGACGGAGAGCACATCATCACGGTAAGAGTCCAGGGCTTGTACGGAATGTGGTCAAACCCGTCCACCACGTCCATTTTCATCACAAACACGCCGGAGGGGACGATTGCCCTTGCCGGAGACTTTGATATCGACGCAGCTCTCAGCTTTACCGAGACACCGGTGCAAGAAGATGTTTCCGCGCACTGGTACCGGGACGGCATCCGGATCGCAGACACGGAAGGCACGAGGGAATACATCGACCGGCGCACGCTCGGCGAACACAGCTATCATGTCGAGATCTGGCACGACAGCGGGAACTACACCAGATCCAACACCGTCTCCGGCGTGACGGAAAGCCAGTCACCCAGAATAGCGGCCCTGGACGGCGGCGAGTGGCTGGATCTCGATCTCAGCGAGAACAGCGACAGGGAGCAGGGTTTCAGCTGGAACATTGAGTCGGCACACATCCGGACGACCGCATCGCGGTGGCCGGTGCTGGAAATGTCCCCGTATGAATCACTCTCCGGCAGCTATGAGTGCGCGTTCTCGGATCCGGAGGACCTGCGCAAATTTGAAAGCCTGCGCGGGAAGGTGGTCATCATGAAGACGCAGCGCGGGAATGTCCTGATCGGCGGCCTGCTTCAGACGTCAAAACGGGAGAAACCGTCCTACACTTCTGTCTCCTTCACCATACAGCAGATCCACGCGGAGGAGGGCCGAGATGGTCAGGTCGATTGATTTCCGATACATGATTCAGAGAAGCGGCGCGGACTACTGCGAGCTGAGAAGCCTGTCGACCAGCAACCCCACGGTCAAAATGAACGAAAACAGCAACGTCAAAACATCTCTGAGCGGAGACTTCCTCATCCCGGAGAAGGAAGTGAACTGGCTCACCGATGAGATTCAGGCCAGGATCATCATAGACGGGATCACGACATCGTGCGGCGTATTCCTGCCGTCTATTGTGACCGAGCACGAAAACGACACGGTCAAATACCTTCACATCGACGCGCTGGACCGCTGCTGGCTGGCCCAAGACTGCAGGACAGAGAGCCGCGTATATCTTCCGGCGGGGACGAACTACGTCGACGCAGTGGTCTCGGTACTCGCCAGGGCGGGCATCTCACAAATCGCCTCGACGCCGACTGCATTCGTCACTGCCGAAGACCGGGAGGACTGGGCGGTCGGGACGTCAGTTCTGGAGATCGTCAACCAGCTGCTCAGTGAGATCAGCTATAAGCCGCTTTGGTTTGATGGAAACGGAGTGGCCATGCTGGAACCGGCGACAAGTCCGACGGCTCAGAACATCGACCACGTTCTCGACGACACGAAAATCGAAAGCCTCCTCATCCCGGGGATCAACCGGCAGACCGATCTGTACAACAAGCCGAACGTCTTCGTCTGTGTCTGCTCAAACGCTGACAAGGCGAACGGAATGGTCGCCATCGCAGAAAACACGAACCCGCAGTCTCCCCTGTCCATCTCCAGGCGCGGGCGGAGGATCACACAGACTGTCCCCGTGCAGAATATTCCATCACAGGAGGCCCTGCAGCTGTACGCAAACCGAATGATCACCGAGAGCCTCACCACCGGGGAAACCATCGACGTGACGACGGCCCTGCTCCCCGGCTTCGGCGTCGGGGACGTGACCGCGATCAAATACGGTGACCTGATGGCGGTCTGCATTGAGCGGGGCTGGCTGATGCAGATGAGGGTCGGCGGAACCATGACCCACAATCTGGAACAGGTGGTGCTGAACATTGACTGATAAAAATCTGTTTAAACGAAAAATTGAGGCACCTCAGACGATCGCAAAGGCGGACTTCATTTGTGCCACCATCACGGAGGTCACTGCCTCCGGCCTGAGGATCCTGGTGGACGGAGAGACAGCGGCAACGTCGAAGGTGTACAAGCAGCTGCTCACGGACCACTATCTGGCTGCCGGCGACCGGGTCATCGTCATGCAGCAGAACGGAACCTATGTTGTGCTTGGGACGATCGGAATACAGAGCGAACCAGTCTATGACGTTTATTACACGACGGATGTCTCCGAGATCTGCGCGACGAACTCGAACTTCACCATAGACAGCGCCGCCTATGCACAGTGGGGCAAGATGGCGACCCTTAACATCCACGGAGTGTGCCAGAAAGCATCGAGCAGCTCAAGCGACGATACCACTCTGTTCACAATGCTCCAGGGAAAACGGCCGATCATGTCGACCTTTGCCCGTGCGTGGCGAAACGTGAACGCGATCCTTTACAAGAATGGCAATATGGAATATCACGGACTCGCAGTCAGCGGCACGGGGCTGACACTGCTGGCGACCTATATGCTACAGTAACGCAAAGATTTTTTTACACATAGGGAGGAACAGACATGGCTTTGAATGTGACCACGGCGGTGTTCGGTGAAAACTGCAACACCGCGACCGCGTCCCCGTCTCTGGCGCAGTGGGACAAGGGACAGGTTCTGCAGATCTCCGGCGTGGATCTGCCGGACGCGTATCAGGTCGAGTTCTCGACCGTATACACCCGGAACGCGATCCCGGTGATCGGCAACGCGTCCGGCGTGCAGGTCCCGAACGAGCTGCTGCAGCGCTCGGCGCCGATCACGGCCTGCGTCGTCCTGCACAGCACGGCGAACAGTAGGGACACGGAGTACTGGGTGACGATCCACATCACGCCCAGGAAGCCGCCGGAGACGATCACTCCGGATCCGGAACAGCAGGACGTGATCGACCAGGCGATCGCAGCGCTGAACAATGGCGTGGCCAAGGCCGAGGCCGAAGCGGGTGAGGCCGAAGCTGCGTCCCAGGCCGTGCAGGACATGGGCGTCGAGGCAGAGACGCTGGCGGCAGGATCCGCAGCCAGCGTGGAGAAAACCGTGGACCCGGAGACGGGAGCGGTCACGCTGAACTTCGGGATCCCTCGCGGTGATACCGGCGCGACCGGTCCGCAGGGGCCTCAGGGCGTGCAGGGCCCGAAGGGAGACACAGGTGCAACCGGCGCGACCGGCCCTCAGGGACCGCAGGGCCCGAAAGGTGACAAGGGCGACACGGGTGCAACCGGAGCAACCGGGGCCACAGGCGCAACCGGACCGCAGGGACCAAAAGGCGACACCGGCGCGACAGGTCCTCAGGGGCCGCAGGGGCCGAAGGGCGACTCGGGTGCATCCGATGCCGGAGAGGTCACTTATGACCCTACGGAGACCTATCAGAGCGGCACCGCGGGCGCAGCGCTTAATGACTTAAGTCGCCATTTAAGTGACAAACAGGACGCTCCGTCAACCGCTGGGACTGCTGGTCAGGTGCTTGGTTTGGATAACGATCTGAACCCCGCATGGATGGATCAGACAGGCGGCGGTGGAGACTTGAAAAGTCTGCTTTTGAACAGCCTTGTTCCGATTTTATACGCCGGGGTTTACACTTCCGACCAGTCCACAGCAATAGCCGCATTTGCAGCAGCCCTGTCCGGCAGTGGTGGCGTCACACCGAGTTATTCCAGCGGCACTTTGACTTTAAGCGGTTTTGAAAGCACTCCTGGCTGGAGTATTACATAAGGAGGTAACGACAATGATTAATGCAACCTATAACGGACAGACTTATCAAGATGTGACAACTCTGGTGGCGAGTGACGGCACGAGCAATGCAACCGTGACGCTGACCGAAAGTGGCGGCAGTGGAGACGTTGGTGGTCTAAGTGAATACAGCATACAGACACTTGTGCTTGCAGAAGAAAACTCAGGAGTTATATTTGCACATGGCCTATCAAAAGCACCATCTATTATCAAAATGGCTCTTAATTATTCAGGGGATACAGTAGAACACAAAGGTATTGTGTTTGCGTTTTTGGGATTTTGCAATGTGCATGGCACTTCATTCGGGTTTTTGCTTAATTCTAATGCTTCAACAGGGGCTTTAACAAATGCTGTTGTATGCCCGCCGCTTGGAGATTCTCCAACAGAATTTGCTAAGTATTCTGTTGATGCAACTAACGTTAAAATCAACAGACCGTCAAATGCTTATCACTTTGATACGGTAAACTCTTATACTATCGAGTGCTGGGCATGAGGTGACAAGTCATGAGTTTATACGACGGAAGCGGCAATCTTATCGATGTTGGCGGTGAAGTACTTAACGTATCCAATCTCGGTTATGCTACAGCCCCAACGAATTCATTTTTCGGGTCAACCGAATATACGCTTACTGGGACTGGGGATTCCAATGTTTTGAAGGTTGATAAAACCGGAATCCCAAATACAGTCATTGGCGATAACACATATTACGTTGGAGCGATTGTCAAAACCAGCAAAGCCGCGACATTGCTCCTCATGATGGGTGGAAGCATTGCAGATAGCACGATCAATGCCGACCCGGAAGGTGATGGCAGTACAGGTGGTTCGAATTCCCAGTCTGCACGAAGGACAGTTACTATCTGCCAAATTGAAGCTGAAGCGGACACATGGTATTACCTCTATGGCATCAAGAGCAGAACGACCACGACCGCAGGTGCATCAAGAGGAATTACCATCGCGGCTAAATATGCCGATGCGACCACTCAGAATGGTGCTGTTCTTACAGCATATAAGGGTGTACTGATTAACCTTACTGAAACATTTGGCACGGATATTCCAGATGCCGAAACGCTTAGAAAAGCGTTGTCATCCTGTCAGGACTACTATTTTTCTGACACGGTAAATCTGTACGACGCAGAGCAGATTTATATGTATGCCGCAGACAGAAATAATCCGGCGAAGTTTGCTGACGCAAGTGTGAAAATCACGGACGATAATCAGGTAGTAATCAGCGGGGCTATCAATGATCAGTGGCCTAATTGGAGCAAGACGCAGTACAGTTATGGTCAAAACAAGCTCTACACTCCGCTTCAGACTGATTTCCACGGAAAAGTTTTTACGGATGCTCAGTTCACGGCAGTACCTCTTTATAGCCATTGGGGACGTAAAGCGGTAACGTCTGGTGCGAAAGACTGGGGTGGTCATGTCTTCCACGGTTGGAATGATGCACAGACCTACCGTGTGACGCTGATGGCGTCCGGTGGAATGACATCGCCTGATGCAGATTGGAAGCCGAGAGAGGACGAGTTCTGTCTGCATGTTTTCAGCCCAACAGGGGCATATAACAATCCTATCGGGTTAACTGACTCCGAAGCAGAGAACCGCATCACTCAGAATAACGAGGACGTTTTCAGCGGATCGGCATACTACGGCAGACTGAGGATAGGTGCAGACCGGACAGACGAAGGCTTCTTGTTCCGAGCGCGTTCCCTTGTCTGCTATGGTCGGGTCGATATTAACGGGAATCCGTTTATTCTTGGAGATCAGACCGCAAATGTGCCAGCGAGTGCAACGTCAAGTGGAAAAGCCGGGCAGATTGCCTACGACAGCAATTATGTTTACATCTGCGTAGCAGATAACACTTGGAAACGTGCGGCACTTGAGACTTGGTGATAGTCACTTAAAGGCCTACCCTTACCAAAAATTGTGGGTCGTTTAACTGCTCCCGCCCAACCAATATAGGGAGACAAGGACGCTGCCAAAAAACCATGACAGTATGCAGGGAAATCCTGCCCCACAGCCAAATAAAACGCTATAACCCGCTTTGGTGTAACGGTAGCACACACGGCTTTGAACCGGGTGGAGAAGGTTCGACACCTTCAAGCGGTGCCATAGCAATGTGATTTAATGGCCTATTTAAGTGACAAACGCCTATCTCGCGAGGTCGTCATGATTCCACGAGATAGGCACAAGAAAAGCAGGAGGATGCCGACATGCTATTAATGAGGATCATGGCATATCTCGCAGTATTCTCGGCCGCGGCGATCTTGGTGATCGGCTGGATCGGAGGCAGGAAGCCATGACAGCGGACGATCTGGACCGATGGATCAATGACCTATTGGAGGGCAGCGCATGAGCAACTACCAGAGGATCTACAACCGGCTGCGAAAAGCCGGAATGACCGACGCCGTCGCGCTCGGTTTCCTGGGCAACTGGCAGCAGGAGTCCGGGTGCGAGCCGAACCGGCTCCAGAATGACTTCGGCCCGATGCGGATCGCGTCCCGAAACTACACAGTTAGGGTGATGTCCGGCGCGATCTCCCGGCAGCAGTTCGGCACCGATCAGAAGGGCTACGGTCTCGCGCAGTGGACCTACGTCAACGACGCCAGGACGGCCGGCCGGAAGTTCGACCTTTGGGACTTCTGGAAGCGCTACGGCGGCAAGCTCGACAACCTCGACATGCAGATCGACTTCGTCCTCTGGGAGCTCATGAACGGGTACCGGGGCGTCCGGATCGCGCTCGAAGGCTGCACGGATCTGAAGACCGCGACGGAGATCATCTGCCGGCGCTACGAGCAACCGGCGAACAATAACGTCGAAACGCGCTACGAGCTGGCGCGGGAGATTGAGACGCAGATCGACAAGAACCAATGGGACGCGGCCGAGAAGG